ATTTCCTACACAAAACAAATCTATTCAAATCAGCACTTTTATACTTAATTGCTAAGCATTGCATACTTTTTTCTTGTTAACCCAAATTTCTATAAGCTCTTGCATGACCTTATCGTTCACTTAACATGGAAGGTGCAAATAGTGCAGATAACGAAATACAAGCTTATTTAGATGTTCTAAACTCTGTAGAAGGCTTGCCCAGACCATTTGAAGCTCAACTTAACATTTTGATTAGAGAAGCACAATACATAGCATTAAAGGAGCCAGATGCTAGAGAGGAATTCACTACAACTAGTGCCAATGTATTGCGTTGTAAAGAGAATGTTTCAGAGCTGAGAGAATTGATACACGATTGGTTTGGAGATACTATGCTAGATTACTTCCCAAGTTGGCATAATGAACAAACTGTTGAGGAATTTTTGCATGCTGAATTCAATACGGATTTTAATATGCCTTCGTCTGTTTTAACGAAAAGACCAGATGCATTTGTACTTACGAGCATCCTAAATCCTGACGTTACATACACTGGTTTAGATAAAAGAGAGACTGTAGAATTGCATGTGGTTGACTTCAAAACACGTAACAGCATGAGAGAAGCCGCACAAGATGTGGAGAAATATGAAAATGCTATATGCATCCCTTTACGTTCTGTAAGATTGCAAACAACATCTGTGATCATAAATTGTAGTCCAGCTACAGGTAGCATTAACGTATACTCATCAGACATGGACTTCAATGCAAATATCTTGTCTAGAATTTCTGATCTCGAAAATGAACAGTCAATATCATCAACGGTCATGTATATGTATGACGTCTACTTGAAGGTGTGTGCTTTGTATATGTCATTAGGTCTACAGCTAGATGATTTAGAGTTTGAAGACACTGATCCTTGGTTTAAACTTAAAGGTGCATTTCTTTCTAACCACAAAAAAGGAATTGTAGAAATACTCAAGTCTTTAAACAAAGAAACTCGTTCAGCTTTTATACACAAGTATTACGGCAACAATCAGGGTTGGGAGGAATGGAGACAAGTTTTGGAAGATGAAAATTTAGATTTTTACCATTCTACAGAAGAGTTAGATGAAGCAATGGTCAATATAGAATCAAAACTAGTAGCTAAAGACAAGGCTGCTGTATACAAAATATTGAGAGGTGCCAATGTATTAGAAAAACAGAAAACAGTGTCAGATCAGTTATTAGATGCTGAAAAATCTTTCGAAGAAGGACTCAGAAACAATGAAATGTATGCAAAGCATAAAAACTTTGTGCAATCAGAATCTGATCTAAAAACTGATTTCCATCATTTACTGCATAAAATGCATTACACTGATCGCAATTTAGAAACTAATAACTATTTTATGCAGATGGTTCAAGGAAATGTCAAAGCACACGTGGTACATAAAGGAAC